GAGGATGCCGAGGGCGCGCTTTGGACGTCGACGGGGCTGGAAAGCTGCCGCGAGGACAAGGCCCCGGCGCTGAGCCGGGTGGTGGTTGCGGTTGATCCGCCGGTGACCGGGCATGCCGGATCGGATGCCTGCGGCATCGTGGTGGTGGGCGCGGTGACCGAGGGGCCGCCGCAGACCTGGCGGGCCTGGGTGCTGGAGGATGCCAGCGTGAGTGCCGCATCGCCCACCGAATGGGCGCGCGCGGCCATCAACGCGATGGATCGGCACGGCGCGGACCGGCTGGTGGCCGAGGTCAATCAGGGCGGCGATCTGGTCGAGACGGTGATCCGGCAGATCGACCCGATGGTGCCGTATCGCGCCGTGCGGGCCGCGCGCGGCAAGGTGGCGCGCGCCGAGCCGGTGGCGGCCCTTTACGAACAGGGCCGGGTGCGTCACCTGCGCGGGCTTGGCGCGCTGGAGGATCAGATGTGCCGGATCACCGCGCGCGGTTATGAGGGCAAGGGCAGCCCCGACCGGGTGGATGCGCTGGTCTGGGCGCTGAGCGATCTGATCATCGGGCCGGCAGCGCAATGGCGGCGGCCGCAGGTGCGCAGCCTTTAGCGGGGCCCAGTCAGTCGGGTGAATTGCCTTGATCGGCGCGTGCATGGCGGGCGTGGGAGATGAGTATTTTTTTCGAGAGGATGGGAACAGCGTTTTTCTGTGCGGTCAAGGTGCGCGCCCGGTTGAGCGCGACACGGCGCCAGGGCGGTGTTGACGATCGGGCGGATTTGGGGGCGGCGAATGAGGAGAGTGCGGGATGGTGTTTGAGTTTTTGCGGCGGCGGTCGGGGCCCGATGCGGTGAAGGCCTCTGCCACGGGGGCGGTGGTGACCTTTGCCGGGGGCGGGCGCGCGGCGTGGAGCCCGCGCGATGCCGTGTCGCTGACGCGGGCGGGGTTTCAGGGCAATCCGGTGGGGTTTCGGGCGGTCAAGCTGATTGCCGAGGCCGCGGCGGCGCTGCCGCTGGTGTTGCAGGATTGTGACCGCCGGTATGACGTGCATCCGGTGCTTGACCTGATTGCGCGCCCCAACCCCGGACAGGGCAAGGCGGAGCTTTTGGAGGCGTTCTTTGGCCAGCTTTTGCTGACCGGGAACGGGTATCTGGAAGCGGTGGCGGGCAACGGCAGGGTTCCGGGGGAATTGCATGTGCTGCGGTCGGACCGGATGCGGGTGGTGCCGGGGGCGGATGGCTGGCCTGCGGCCTATGAATATGCGGTTGGCGGGCGCACGGTGCGGTTCGAGATGGGCGGCGCGGTGCAGCCGGTGCTGCATGTGCGGTCTTTTCATCCGCAGGACGATCATTACGGATTTTCGCCGATGCAGGCGGCGGCGATGGCGGTGGATGTGCATACGTCGGCCTCTCGTTGGTCCAAAGCGTTGCTGGACAATGCGGCGCGGCCATCGGGGGCGATTGTGTATCGGGGCGCTGACGGGCAGGGCACCATGGCCGAGGATCAGTATCAGCGGCTGATTTCCGAGATGGAGAGCCATCATCAGGGCGCGCGCAATGCCGGGCGGCCGATGCTGCTGGAGGGTGGGCTTGACTGGAAACCGATGGGATTCAGCCCTTCGGACATGGAGTTTCAGAAGACCAAGGAGGCGGCGGCGCGCGAGATCGCGATTGCCTTTGGCATTCCGCCGATGCTGCTGGGGATCACCGGTGACGCGACCTATGCCAATTATCAGGAGGCGCACCGGGCGTTTTACCGGCTGACGGTTGTGCCGCTGGTGACACGGGTGGCGGCGGCGGTGTCGCACTGGCTGGCGGCGTTTTCCGGCGAGGCGGTCAATCTGCGGCCCGATCTGGATCAGGTGCCCGCCCTTGCGAGCGAGCGCGATCAGCAGTGGCGCCGGGTCGGCGAGGCGACGTTTCTGACCGAGGCTGAGAAGCGCGCGATCCTGGGCCTGCCAAGGCTTGCGGAGGGGGCATGAGCAGCGCGCGGCAGGTTGGGGGGTCGCGGTATCTGTACGACAGTTTTGATGCGGCGGCGGCACGGATCGAGGCCAATGAGCGGGTCGCCGAGGAGCGTTGGTCGGGGTTGGAATACCGGTTGCGGCAGATCGAGGTGATGCTGGAGCGGTTGGAGCGTCGGCTTTGGCTGGCGGTTTACGGGGTGGCTGGAATGGTCCTGGCCACCGGCGCGCGGGCGTTGCTGGAGGCCGCGGCGCAATGAGCGGCGCAATGAAAGGGGTTGGCATGGCGGCAGGAATGGACGGGTTGGAGCACAAGTTTCACCGGCCCGAGGCGGGGCTGGTGGTGACGGGGGGCAGCGGTATCTCTGGTTACGCCTCTGTCTTCGGGCAGCGCGATCAGGGGGGGGATGTGGTGATGCCGGGGGCTTACGGCGCCTCGTTGGCGGCGCTCAAGGCGTCGGGGCGACGGGTCAAGCTGTTGTGGCAGCATGACGCCACGGAGCCGATCGGCGTCTGGGACGAGGTTGGCGAAGACGCGCGCGGGCTGTTCGTGAAGGGGCGGCTTCTGGTCGATGTGGCGCGGGGCCGCGAGGCGGTGGCGCTGGTGGGGGCGGGGGCGATTGACGGGCTGTCGATCGGCTACCGGGTCAAGCGGGCCGAGCGCGGGCCGGACGGCGTGCGCAGGCTATTGGAACTGGAGCTTTGGGAGGTGTCGCTGGTGACCTTTCCGATGCTTCCCGAGGCGCGGGTGGGGGCAAAGGGCGAGACGCCCGATCCCCTTTGGCGCGATCTGGCGGGCATGTTTGACGATGCCCGCCGCGAGCTGGCGGGCGACGGGGCCGCGCGCAGGTAACTTTCAGAGATAGGTGAGATGATGAGCAAGACCGAGGTGAAGGCCGCGGGCGGGGAAGGTCTGTCCAACGGGCAGGGTCCGGTGGTGGAAATGAAGGCCGCTGTTTCAGGGTTTCTGAACGAATTCAGGGGTTTTCAGCACGATATGGCGAAACGTTTGCAGCAACAGGAAGAACGGATGAACAGTTTGGACCGCAAGAGCATGATTTCCGGGCGTCCCGCCCTTTCGGCGGCCCGCGATGATGGCGCGCCGCATCTCAAGGCGTTTGGCGCCTATCTGCGCACGGGCGATGACGATGGTTTGCGCGGCCTGGTGCTGGAAGGCAAGGCGCTGAACACCGCCGTGGCGGCCGAGGGCGGGTATCTGGTTGATCCGCAGACGGCCGACACGATCCGGTCGGTGCTGAATTCCACCGCGTCGATCCGGTCCATCGCCAATGTGGTGCATGTGGAGGCGACATCCTTCGATGTGCTGGTGGATCACACCGATGTGGGCACCGGCTGGGCCAGCGAGGCGGGGCCGGTGGCCGAAAGCGACACGCCCGCGATCGAGCGGATTTCCATTCCTCTGCACGAGCTGTCGGCGATGCCCAAGGCGTCGCAGCGGTTGCTGGATGACAGCGCCTTTGACATCGAGGGCTGGCTGGCGGGGCGCATTGCCGACAAGTTCTCGCGGGCCGAGGCGGCGGCGTTCATCGCGGGCAACGGCGTGGACAAGCCGCGCGGGTTTCTGGATCACGCCAAGGTGACGCAGGGGGCATGGGCCTGGGGCAGCCTGGGCTATGTGGCCACTGGTAATGCCGGGGATTTCGCGACGGTCAATGCTTCGGATGCGATTGTCGATCTGGTCTATGCGCTGGGGGCGACCTATCGCGCCAATGCCTCTTTCGTGATGAATTCCAAGACCGCGGGTGCGGTGCGCAAGATGAAGGATGCCGACGGGCGGTTCCTGTGGTCCGATGGTCTGGCGGCGGCGCAGCCTGCGCGGTTGATGGGCTATCCGGTGATGATCGCCGAGGACATGCCAGATATCGCGGCGAGCAGTTTTGCCATCGCGTTCGGGGATTTCCGCGCGGGCTATACCATTGCCGATCGTCCCGATCTGCGGGTGTTGCGCGATCCGTTTTCCGCCAAGCCGCATGTGCTGTTCTATGCCACGCGGCGCGTGGGCGGCGATGTGTCGGATTTCGCCGCGATCAAACTGCTGAAATTCGCGGTCAGCTAAGGCTGGGTGCGGGTACTGCCCCCGGTTTTGGCCGGGGGCGGGGTGGGCGCGTACCGGGGGTTTCCGTGCCGTCTAGCTGTTCCCTCCGTCCGAGCGGTGCGGGGGGTGCGCGCCCATCAACGTGGCAAGCAATCGGAGAGACAGGATGATTTTGATCGAGCAGACGGCTGTGCCGGTGTCGGCCCTGCCGGTGCAGGCGTTCCGCGAGCACCTGCGCCTTGGCACCGGGTTCGGCGAGGACAGTCTTCAGGATGGGTTGCTGGAGGGATATTTGCGCGCGGCGCTCGCTGCCATCGAGGGGCGCACCGGCAAGGCGTTGATCGCGCGGGTGTTTTCATGGGAGGTGTCGGAATGGCGCGACAGGGCGGCGCAGGCGCTGCCGCTGGCGCCGGTGCTGGCGGTGCAATCGGTGGTGATCGCGGATCAGAGCGGCGCCGAGCAGGTGGTGGATGCCGCGCGCTATCGGCTGGAGCGCGATCTGCATCGCCCGCGGCTGGTGGCGGTGGGCGGTGCGCTGCCGGTGATCCCGACAGGCGGCACGGCGGGGGTGATCCTTGAGGCCGGGTTTGGCCCGCTTTGGGGGGATGTGCCGCCCGATCTGGCGCAGGCGGTGTTGCTGCTGGCGGCCAGTTATTACGAGCATCGCCACGATCAGGGTCTGGGCACGCCGGGGGCGATGCCCTTTGGGGTGCTGGGGCTGATCGGGCGCTGGCGCAACGTGCGCACCTTGGGGGGCGGGGCATGACCCCGGCCCTGACGCGGCCGCTGGTGCTGGAAGCGCCGGGGCGGGTTGCCGATGGCGCGGGCGGCTTTACCGAAGCTTGGGTGGCGCGCGGCATGGTTTGGGCCGAGGTTCGGACCGGGTCGGGCCGCGAACAGGGCGGGGGCGAAGTGTCGCTGGCGCTGACGCCTTACCGCATCACGGTGCGCGCGGCCCCGGTAGGATCAGGCGCGCGGCCGCGCGCGGATGAGCGGTTTCGCGATGGCGCGCGGGTGTTTCGCATTCTGACCGTGGCCGAGCGTGACCCCGGCGGTCGTTATCTGATCTGCACGGCGCGCGAGGAGGTGAGCGGATGAGCTATGCGGCGGCGGCGGCCTTGCAGGCCGCGATCTATCAGCGGCTGATGGCCGATACGGCGCTGGAGGCGCTGGTGGCGGGCGCTGTTTTTGATGCGGTGCCCGCGGGGGTGGTGCCTGCGCTTTACGTGGCGCTTGGCCCCGAGGACGTGCGCGAGGCCGCCGACAAGACCGGCGGCGGGGCCGAGCATCGGCTCGTGGTGTCGGTTGTGTCGGATGCGGCGGGGTTTCAGGGGGCCAAGGCGGCGGCGGCGGCGGTTTCCGATGCGCTGGTGGGCGCGGAGCTGATCCTTGCGCGCGGGCGGCTGGTGGGGCTGTGGTTTATGCGCGCGGTGGCGCGGCGTCAGGCGGGGGGCGCGGTGCGGCGCATCGATCTGACCTTTCGCGCGCGGGTCGAGGTTTAGGGGGCGCTTTTGCCGGGCGATGGGCCGGTTGGGGCGCTGGATTTGAGTATTTTTGCCAAGATGAAGGGCAAGGGGCCGGGCCTGACGGGCCGGGCCGTTCATAGCGGAGTGTGACGGATGGCAGTGCAGAATGGCAAGGATCTGTTGATCAAGCTGGATCTGACCGGGGGCGGGCAGTTTCAGACGGTGGCGGGGCTACGCGCCACGCGGATCAGTTTCAACGCCGAGACGGTGGATGTGACAAGTCTGGAAAGTGTCGGCGGCTGGCGCGAGTTGCTGGCGGGGGCGGGGGTGAAATCGGCCTCTATTTCCGGGTCGGGAGTGTTTCGCGATGCCGATACCGACGAGCGGGCGCG